ACAGAGCAAATTGTGATGATGTCGAAACTGCTAGTAGATGACCTGTCGAGGTTCTACCCATCAATGGAGATGGCTGAGGTAATGTTTGCTTTTGAGCAGGGTATAAGGCATTCAGATAGTGGTGGCTTTGTCAATGTCCGTAATTGGAATATATGGCTCAAGGAGTACAAAGCTAAGGCAAATCTTAAGCGACAACAACGCCAACTGACTGATTATCAGAGAGATAGAGATAGTCAGAAGATGATTGGAGATACTATTAACAAAGCAAAACGATTGAAATGATAACAATAATAATAACGCTCTTGCTTATTTCTATTTTATATCTTATATTCGCAATCAAAGATTTAAAAGATGATGTTAGTGATATTGAGTTTCGAATGGATATTCTTAAAGAGGTATGTGCTGACTACGAGAAAAGAATTAAAGAACTAGAAAATGTCAGAGCAACCGAAGTTAACAGAAGAGCGAGTGCAGATAGCTATCGTAGAATATGTAAAGATGCAATATCCAAATACGCTACTTACTGCAACAATGGGTGGTCAATTTCAAAGACACTACTCACAAAGGCTCAAGGCAAAGCGTACAGGCTATTTGAGGGGAGTATCAGACCTGCTTATATTCGAGCCAAACGAAACGTACAACGGCTTGTTTATAGAGCTAAAAAAGGACAAGAAGTGTTATCCTTCAAAGGAGCAAAAGCTATTCATTCAGAACGCTTTAGATAGGGGTTACTATGCTATCTGTTGCAAAGGCTTTGACCACACAAAGGAAACCATAGATAAATATTTTAAAAACGAATTATGAACGAGATAGAAAAGTTAGCTAAAAAAAGAAAGGATAAGAAGGCAAATAAAAAAGCCAAAAAAATTATTGATATAACTAAAAGGCAACAGGATAAGTTACTAGATAAGGTGGTAAACCCTTTGTTAGATGATGGGATAGCTAAAATTATTGCAGAAACCTACAAAGAGTATGTTCTTGAGTTTGATGGAGATGAGGTTAAAGCTGTTCATAAAATGTTTGAGATAGGAACTGAATTGCTAAACACAGATAATTTTAAAGATGAAGTCTAAATACTATTACGAATACACAAGGAATATGAAAGATGAAACTGCTAAGGATTTGGATAGAATAAACAATAAGCTGTTCAATGAAACCACTAAGGAGAGAAATATACCAAGCTACTACATTGGCTCTGTGTACGGATATGAAGCACGTAAGGTAGTCGAGGATTGGAATTTATCCTACAATGTTGGAACTGCTGTTACATATTTGCTTAGAGCAGGTAAGAAGGTAGAGCAGGGTATGGATAACAAGGCAAAGCATATCGAGGATATTAAAAAGACTATTAATCATCTCAAGTTTGAGGTAGAAAGGTTGGAGAATGAGCATTAATATATACGATAGAAAAGATATGCGAGGTGGTGGATATGCTAAACGAAAATTCACTCTTGAGGAAGCCGAAGCAATACGCAAGGAATATGGTGCGGGTGGAATTAGTCAGACTAAATTAGCCGACAAATATGGCGTATCTCAACCCATAATCAATATGATTTTACGAGGGAAAACCTATACAAAGTAAAATAAATTAAATTATTTTGTTGTTTATTAAAAAAATTAGTTTATCTTTGTAGTGAATTTAAAACTAAAACATTATGAAAGCAAAAGAAATTAAAGATTACTTAGTAGAGAATTACGGAGAGTGCAGACACGATGAGAATAAATTTGAAGTGGCACTAAAGAATACTGCAATAGCATTTGAACTTAATGAACACGACCTGTTTCATTACATCGTAGAAAATAAAAACTACATAGGAGGTACAATGTCTTACGGCTTCCAAACTCATTACGGTAGAGAGATACGCAGGGTGTTCGAGGGGGAGTACTATGGGGGATAGGGGGGATGCAGGGGGGTACTTCGATACTCCGATGATAAACAAACTAAACGATAACGAATTTAATTACATTATTATGATTACTAAAAAAGAAGCAAAGCACCTATTAACTAAAATGCAAAAGGATAACAGAATGTTCTCTCTTGAGTTTATTAAGAAAGATGGCACTAAGCGTGTTATGTTGGCTAGGTTCAATGTAACCAAAGGTCTTACAGGAAAGGGTGCAAGGTATAACTCGGAAGATTATAATCTGATGACTGTTTACGATATGAATAAGAGTGCATACAGAAGTGTGCCGCTAGATAGATTACTTTGGCTTAGAACCAAAGGCAAAAGATATTATGTTAGTGCATAGTACTTGTTTTTTTGAATTTTGTTTTGGAATGGGAGGTAGTATTGAAACTGCTTCCCATTTTTTTTATCATACTGAAACTGCCATCGACCTCAGCGAAACTGCTCTGAAACTGCCTTGAAACTGCCATTAGTCTGCCATATCAGGTCTTATGCCGACCTCCTCCCCTACCCTCCTTAGTGTCGTTTGTACACTTACTTTGTGTTATTTGTACACTAAGCTAAGAAATTAATATTTTTGTTCTTTTTACTTGTTTATTAAATATTTTTGTTGTATGGGTTGAAAGTTTTTTATTTTTGTATTAAAAAATTTGTATATTTACTGAAACAAAACAAAATAATATTATGAAAAAAACAAAATTATTTTTACTTTGGTTAGTAAGACTAAAAAAAGACTTTAATAATAAAAGTATTTTATACTTATTGAAAGTATATATAAAAGAGCATAAAAAATTACCTCAAGCAAATGCAATACATTATAATAATCTAAGTATTAAATTATTGCTTCTTAATCTATTAATTAATAAAAAGTACTAAAGCTATGAATTTCAACGAAAATATGAATAAAAAACAATTGTCAAGCTATTACGAAAGTAGACTTGTTACAAATCGAAAAAGAATAGATAAGATGATTGTAAAATTAAATGATGAAATAAAGGAGTATAACAAATCTTTAAAATATAGTAAAAGTGACGGAATAAACATAGGTTTAAAATATTCTTTTGATTATTTGACTGAAATAAAACTAAAACAGAAATAAAAAGTATTAATAAATAAAACTAAAACAAATGGAAAAGTATTTTAGAGTACGATATGAAAATGAATTTGGTATTGCAGAAACTCAACAAGATGAAATCGACACACGTGAAGAAGCCGTCGAAATAGTTAAAGACTGTAAAGTTAATTGGGGCTTAAATGCTTGGGTAGAGGAATATGTATGGGTTGAACCTAAAGATGAAAGGGTTTACCAATACCCGAACTCAGTCGATGGATGGGAAGACATATATAATTATTAAAAACAAAAACAGATGAAACAAAACAAAAATTTTACACTTGACAATTTAGTTTTCCACCTATGGAAAATTATAATCGCGATAATAATATTAATTAACATTTTTAATTTATACTAATATGAAAAAGCAAACAAAATCAGAACTAAGAAAAATATCTAAAAACTTAGATCACTTTTTTAATCTTGCAACACCCGAAGAAATAACAGAGGGACGCAATTGGTATAAACTTGCAAATCAATTTTGCGAAGATACGGCAAAGGAATATAAAACAACACCCTTAATTGTCGCTAGTGTTGTTTCTGCACTAAGTCCTAGAAATAGATGGGAACAAAATTTAATTGATGCAAAGAAAGTTTTTGAAGCAATTGAGAACGGCAAAAGCCCNGAGCAAATAAAGGTTTGCACATTTCACAAAAATAAGTTTAAAGCGTTTCAACTAGCAAAGGGGAATATATTCATTACTGAAGACAGCCCGAAAACTTATAATTTTGTGCGCAATATTGCACACCTTGATGAATCAGCACTTACAATTGATATTTGGCACTTAAGAGCTTGTTTAAAGCAATTTAAGAACATCGGCAATGCTCAGATAGGCAAAATAGCATATCAGCAAATAAAAGCGCTTACAATTAAAAAAGCGCAAAAGCTAGGCTTAAAGGGTTTTGAGTATCAGGCTATACTATGGATAAGTGTACAAAATAACATTAACAAATTAAAATAATAAACTATGAATGATATAAACAAGATAAACAGGTACAGAATTAACACTAGAATATCCTTTGGCTCTAGGTATTACTTTGCTTCATGGTGTTATGCTACTAGCTTACGAGGAGCAAGACAGACAAAGGTGTTTAAACACTATAAGAACGAGCTAGACAAATCAAGGATAGTCGGAATAGAAATAGAAAAATTTTAATACTATGAGCAATAAAAAAAGACTAGAAGATACTAACCTGTCAACCTTTTGGCTGATAATTGTATTTATTTGCGCCTTGTTTGGTGGTTGTTAGCCGATTAAATTAATAAATTAAGCCCCTTTTTAGGGGTTTTTTTTATGTTTATAGGTCAGCAAATTGCCCATTTTTACGACTATTTTCAAATTATTACCTCGAAATTGACTAAAAAAGTTATAAACAAGTGTTGAAAAGTGGTAAAATAGATGTTTTTTAATTCCGTCAAA